GGCCATGTTATACGTCCTGTCCAATTTGCTGTGGCTCCTTAAGCAAATATAACGACGGTTTTCTGTTTTCAGTTTTCTGTTTTCTGTGAAAGGCAAAGGCAAACGCCCCTTAGCAAAGACCGGAAACCGATAACCGATAACCGAAAACCGGAGGTTACATGGATCACCTGGAACTCCTGAAGAAAGGCGCCCTGGCCGAGAAGCGGGAGCGCTTCCAGAACCTCCTCATCCGCATCGACCGGCTCATCCAGACCATCCAGCTCAATACCTTCCGCATCCACGATGAGGACCTGGATTCCATCAAGGAGGACCACGCCGTCGCGGCCGCCGCGGAATTGGCCTCGGTGCTGAAGCTGGCCAGGAAACTGAAGGCGGAGCTGGAGGATTGAGCTTTGGGCGACCTCAAGGAACATAGCTATTTAAACCAGGCGGAGCGTCTCTTCGTTCATGAAGGTCGCACCCTGGAGGAGATCACCACCCGACTCTCGGTGGACCTTACCACATTATTAGACTGGCAGAATAAAGGCGAGTGGGACAGAAAGCGCAGTGCCATCCTGGCAAACCCCGAAAATCTGGCGGAGCGGCTGCGCCTGGCCCTGGGAAAGATGCTGGCCGCCTTAGAAAACGGGGAGGAACTGGACCCCAAGGCCTTCGATACCATCGCCAAGGCCGCGACGGCCATCAAAAACCTGGACCGAGGCGGTTACGATTTAAAGGTGGCGGGCCTTAAGGTGATGGAGGACTTCACCGGCTTTTTGAAGGAGCAACTGGGGGAGCCGGGAGAATTGCAGCTTATCGGCTCCCGCATCCGGGCCTGGTTCAGGAGCCTGGAATAAAGCTGTAGGGGCGGCGTCTCGCCGCCCTGGGTGGGGGAACCCCGCCCCTACAAACCCAACCGGAGGGAAATAAAATGAACCTTAAGCGGATGCAAGCGGTTTTGGCGATGTTCCTGGTGACGGCGCTGCTGCTCACCGGCTGCGCGGCCATCGAAAAGTTCCTGTGCAACAACCGGGTGACCATTGAGAACGACATCAGCGCGGCCCAGGCGGCCATCGCCGCGGTGCAGGCCGAATACGGCTCGCTCATCCCGGCCCCGGCTCAAGCCATCATCGAGGCGGCCAACGCGGTGATCACCACCGGCGAAAACATCCTCAACAACGAAATCTGCCCCACCGACGCGGACGTGCAGACGGTGCAAAACGCCTCGGCCGCTTTGAGGGACGCCAAGGCGAAGGCGGGGATGGCATTAGGCTGGAAATAAGGGCTAATCCGATGCCGAACGGTGATTCTCAATGTCCCGGCTACAAAGGCTGGTTCTTTGGGCTGATGGGCCAATGCGTTTACTGCAAAAAGGAGTGGGAACCCCCAACCTTTGATACCATCATTGGCTCTTGGGATTATGTCTGCACCCTTAAACCTCCAGATGCCCTTAATGATTTTTGCCCAACCAAAGGGAGTCGCCCATGATAGACCATCGGCTCGTTAAGCTGGGAGCTAAGAGGTCTACCCCGGATGAACGGACCTTGAAGATAGCTAAGTATTTAACCGTGCCCCAACTGCCCCCTGCCCCGCCTGCAAGGACGTGGAGCAAGGCAGTTGCGGTTCCCTGGGGGATGCTGGCAAACGACACCTTGGGCGATTGCACCCTGGCCGGTATCTGCCATTTTTTCATGGTGGAGGCCGCTAACAACGGCCAGCAAATCGAGTTCGACCCGAATGTTGTCAGTAAAATCTACCTGTCCCTGACCGGAGGGCAGGACACGGGGCTGGAACTACTTGATGTCCTGAAATATGCCATGAATACCGGCATCCCGGATACTACTGGAGTTATTCACAAAATCGGGGCTTATGCCCAAGTCAACACCCAGGACCTCCAGGAAGTCATGGCGGTCATCAACCTGTTCGGCGGCATGTACTCTGGCGTGGCCCTGCCGCTCACGGCCCAGAATCAAACCGTTTGGGATGTGACCGACCCGAGCCTGACGGGAAACGCGGCGCCGGACAGCTGGGGCGGCCACTGCGTCCCGATCCCCGACTATGCAGACTTTGGCGACTCCTGCATCACCTGGGGCGAGCTAATGACCATGACCAAGGCTTTCTTTGCGGCCTATTTCTTTGAAGGCTGGGCCGTGTTCACCCTGGACTGGATTAAGAACGGAGTGGCCCCCAACGGGTTTGATAAGGATACCTTGACGGCCGATGTGCAGGCGGTCACGGGGCCGCCGCAGCAATCTTAATCGGCGAATATCGGCGTTGATCGGCGGTCAAATATTAGCCGCCGATGCACGCCGATGAACACCGATAAAACAAAAAACTATGCTGACGCTCAAACAAAAATTCACCAAGGCGGAGTTTCAGCGCCGGGCCGATGAGATCTTAGGCCGGCTGTTCCGTGAGGTCAACGCCTTCGGGGACGTGAGCGAATCCGCCAAAAAGGCGCGGTGCTCCCGAACTCTGTCCGACCCCTTCGCCTTCTTCACCACCTATCTCCCCCATTATTTCTCCCAGGAGTTTGCATCCTTTTATCACGAACTCGTGGCGCTCCTGGATGAGCGCCCCCCCGGCGATGTAGGGGCGGGGTCGCCCCGCCCAGGGCGGCGAGACGCCGCCCCTACAGGGCGTTTTGCGAAAATTGTAGGGGCCGGGTCGCCCGGCCCGGGGCGGCGAGACGCCGCCCCTACAGCGAATCCCCTGGCCCTAACCCCCGTCGTCGTGGCCGCGCCCCGGGAGTTCGCCAAGACCACCATCACCTCCTTCGGCTACGTGCTCCACCAGATCTGCCACGGCCTGCGCCACTTCATCATCATTGCCTCCGACACCGAGGACCTGGCCAGCGACCTCACCGGCTATCTCTACCTGGAGCTGCTCCACAACGAGCGCCTCAAGTGCGATTTCGGCGAGCTGGTCCGGGACCACTGGGCGGTGGACGATTTCGTCACCCTCACCGACGTCCGGCTCAAGGCCCGGGGCCGGGGCCAGCGCCTGCGCGGCCTGAAGCACAAACAGCACCGCCCGGACCTGATCATCCTGGACGACGTGGAGAACGACCAGCAGGCCCGCTCCCCGGAACTGGTCAAGAAGCTGCTCTCCTGGATCACCTCTGCGGTCTATCCCGCCATCGAGGCCTCGGGCTCGCTCTTCTGGATCGGCACCATACTGGCCCGCAAGAGCGCCCTCTACACCGCGATACATTCGGAGGAGGAGCCCTGGCGCCACTGGACCCGGTGCCTTTACCGCGCCCTCTCGGATGAACCTGGTGGCACAGGCGTCTCGCCTGTGCAAACCTCGCTCTGGCCGGCGCGCCACCCTGTTACAAAGCTCCTGGAGCAGAAGCGCCTCATGGGGTCGCTCGCCTTCAACCGGGAGAAGCAGAACGACCCCGTGGACGAGTAAGGGTTCTTCCAGGAGGCCTGGTTTCGCTTCTACCATCCCGCCGCCCTCACCGGTATGGATCTCATCGTCGCCGGCTTCTTCGATCCTTCCATCGGCATTGGCGAGACCTCGGATTACAAGGCCGTGCTCACCGTGGGCCTGGAGCGCCGGGAGATGATCTTCTACGTCCTGGACGCCTACATCCGCCGGGGCACCCTGGACGAGGCGCTGCGTGCCGCCTTCATCCGCCACGAGCAATGGAACTACTGGCTCTTCGGCGTGGAGGACAACCTCTTCCAGAAACTGCTGCTGCGGGAGTTTGACCGGCTGAGTAAAGAGCGGGGCGTCATCCTGCCGGTCCGGGGCGTCACCGCCAAGACCGCCAAGGAGACCCGGATTTCCCGGCTATCGGCTCTGGTGGAGCGGGGCCAGATCCGCTTCTGCCGGGGCCAGGGGAACCAGGACCTGCTCCTGGAGCAGCTCCTCTATTTTCCGGCCAAGACCGTCCACGACGACGGCCCCGACGCCCTGGAAGGCGCGGTGAGGCTCCTGGAGGGCGGCGCCGGCATGGGAATCTTCGATTATTACAAAGGGGAGTTCGACAACATGGCGGCCGAGGAGCGCAGGCTGCACGGCTAAATCGGCGTATATCGGCGTTCATCTGCGGCTATTTTTTGGCCGCCGATGCACTCAGATGAACACAGATAAAAAAATGGCTATAGAACCCAAATCCAGCCCCATCTCGCCCGACCTCATCAGCGCCGCCCAATGGGCCGCGGGACGCCGCTTCACGCCCACGGCCACCGGGACCGCGCCGGGGCAGCCGGACTCCAGCAAGGATTGGTTCGGCCCCGGCTGGCCGCTCCCTCCTCTCGCGCCCCCCGAAGCCGCCGGCCGCCAGTTCGACTACCCGGTGGGCTACAACCTGCTGGTCACCCCCCGGGGCGATCTGCCGGTTTCCTTCCTGGACCTGCGCAACCTGGCCCAGAATTGCGACCTGGTGCGCCTGGTGATCGAGACCCGTAAGGACCAGATCGCCAAGATGGAATGGACCGTCTCGCCCCTAGATCCTACCGGCAAAAAGTTGAAAGCCGCCAAAGACGCCTCGCCCGAGGCCGAGCGCCAGGCGAAGGCGGCCACCGCCCTTTTGCGCCGCCCCGACGGGATGCACTCCTTCAACGCCTGGATGCGCATGATCCTGGAAGACATGCTGGTGATCGACGCGGCCACCCTCTATCCCAGGCTAACCCGCGGGGGCGCTCTCTACGCCCTGGAGGTGGTGGACGGCGCCACCATCCGCCCGGTCATCGACGAATGGGGGCGCACCCCGCTGCCTCCGGACCCGGCCTACCAGCAGATCATCAAGGGACTGCCGGCCACCGAATACACCCGGGAGGAGCTGCTCTATTATCCCCGCAACCTTTTGAGCTGGCGCCTCTACGGCTTCTCGCCGGTGGAGCAGATCATCATCATCAACGTCATCCTGCGGCGCCAGATGCACCTCCTGCAATACTACACCGACGGCAACCTGCCCGACGCCCTGATGGAGGTGCCGGAGAACTGGTCCACCGCCCAAATCGCCGAGTTCCAGCAATACTGGGACGCCCTGCACGCGGGCAATACCGCCCAGCGGCGCCGGGGCAAATGGGTGCCCCACGGCATGACCCCGCACCTGATGAAGGAGGGGGATCTGAAGTCCCCCATCGACGAATGGTTCGCCCGGGTGGTGTGCTACGCCTTTTCGGTGTCGCCCCAGCCCTTCGTGCAAACTATAAATCGGGCCACCGCGGAGACCGCCCAGGAGGCGGCGCTCTCCGAGGGCCTGGCGCCCCTGATGGAATGGATGGCGGACTTCATCAACTACGCCCTCCAGG